TAGGCAAAAGCCACAAATAAGGAGAAATAAAAAATGGCAATTAATATTGATAAAATGAAGCAGCGCAAGGCTGCATTAGATAGCAGAGGAGGCAATCGTGACACGTTCTGGCGTCCACAAGACGGCGAACAATGTATTCGCATTGTCCCCACCTCTGATGGAGATCCTTTTAAGGATTTCTGGTTCCACTATAATGTGGGCAACAATCCTGGTTTTCTAAGCCCGAAGAAGAACTTCGGTGAAGGTGATCCGTTGGATGATTTTGTTCGGAAACTTTTTAACGAGGGCACCGAAGAAAGCATCAAGATGGCAAAGTCTCTTATGGCTCGTCAGCGGTTCTTCTCGCCCGTTCTTGTGCGGGGTGAAGAAGAAAGGGGTGTCCGTATTTGGGGATATGGCAAGATGGTATATGAGCAGTTGCTCAATCTTGTTCTTAATCCTGAATATGGAGATATTACCGATACTGAAACGGGTACAGATCTCGTCCTTCATTATGGTAAGCCACAGGGCGCTAGCTTCCCTCAAACGAAGCTTACCCCCCGTCGCCGCTCTTCTGTGTTATGTGATGATGCAGTGGGTGGAGACGAACGTTGCGCGGAATTGCTTGAAAGCATTCCCGACTTCGACACGCTCTTTGAGCGTAAAACACCAGAAGATGTAGGGGCACTCCTAGATGCCTATCTTATTGGTGATGAAAGCACCAGCGAGGAGGCTGATTCTACAACCACCCCTCCTTCAACTGACACAGTTTCTTCTGTTGATGCTGCTTTCAACGAACTCATGGGAGCGTAATCCCACGTCCACAGGGAGGCACAGGGTTATCAGGTGCCTCACCCTTTTTACTCAATGGAGATTAAATGAGAATGGCGAGATCTAAAAGCACCAAAGCAGGCAAACTAAGTTTATCGGATATGCGTGCTTTAATCAACAAAAAAGCGGGTATCAATGTAGCCCATAATTTAACAGAAGAGAACCCAACGCAAGTTAAGGACTGGATTCCGACCGGCTCTCGCTGGCTTGACTCTATTATATGTCGAGGGAAGCGATCAGGCATTCCTATGGGCAAGATCGTAGAAATTGCTGGGCTTGAATCAACCGGAAAGAGTTATATGGCAGCACAGGTTGCAGCCAATGCTCAAAAGATGGATATTGACGTAATCTATTTTGATTCTGAATCTGCAATTGATCCGGCATTTCTTGCAAGAGCGGGCTGCGATTTGAATAGCCTACTTTATGTACAAGCAGCATCTGTTGAGTTTGTGTTAGAGACAATCGAGGATCTTTTGGCAAGCAATAATAATCGAATGTTGTTTATCTGGGACTCACTGGCATTAACCCCTGCTGTGTCGGATGTTGAAGGTGACTTTAATCCTCAATCATCCATGGCAATGAAAGCAAGAATCCTCGCCAAGGGAATGTCCAAGTTAACAGTTCCGATTGCTAATTCACAATCCACTTTCCTGGTTCTTAACCAGTTGAAGACGAATATTACTCGTTCGCCCTCCGAGGCTATGACTACTCCGTATGTAACCCCTGGTGGAAAGGCGATGATTTATGCCTACTCTTTACGAATCTGGTTAACCGGACGCAAGGCAAAGGCAAGCTTTGTAACTGATGACAAGGGATTCAGAATCGGATCCGAAGTAAAAGTAAAACTTGAAAAATCACGTTTTGGCACACAAGGTCGCCAATGTAATTTTAAGATTTTATGGGGTGATGAAATCGGTATTCAAGATGAAGAATCTTGGTTCGACGCAATCAAGGGCTCAGAGCAGCTTAAGCAAGCTGGCGCATGGTATACTCTTACGTATGCCGATGGCACTGAACAAAAGTTTCAACCCTCTAAATGGAAAGAAATGATCGAAGATGAAAAGTTTAAAGACAGAATTGTTGAACTAATCGATGAAGAGGTTATTATGAAGTTTGATAAACGAGAAGGCAATGCTTCCGATTTCTATGAGGAGACAGAAAGTTGATGTCAGAAGAAAAACAAAATAAAGTTTGGAAACGAGCAGGCTTATATGATCTGTATGAAGATGCATCTAGTAAAAAAACTTCTCTTTTAAGTGAATGGAACGACGAGTTAATCGTCAAAATAAAGAGGTATGGGCAAGGATACGAAAAGTTCCAAGTTAAATATTGGCATCCAGATTTTGTCAAGCCCACAAATAACAAAAGGAAGAAGAAATGATTAGAACTACATTATTTACACTATTTTTTGGGTTGACGGGATGCAGTGTACACGCACACGCGCCCCCTGAGCCTGCACCTGCTCGCCCGAATCCACCTGCGGTTCGACATCATACTCCGCACCACAACGCGCAACAACCTGTTAGAGTTAAGGCATGGGTATGGGTTAAAGGACACCAAACTCCTCGCGGGGGATGGGTACATGGATATTGGGAGTTGCGTACAGTACCGCGATATATAATTAATCGACAACCCCATACACACGTTAGGTATGTAAAGGGTCGTGGCAGACCTACTCCACCCGCTCGCAGATATCGCTAAAAACTACTTGACACCTTGCTGTTAATATGTTATATTATCATAGTAAGGAAAGCGAATGTCTATTGCAGGGCGTCAAAAGCGATTCATAGAGCTTAGCAAACGCATAGCGGAAAATTCAGAAGCTCCAGATTATAGGCACGGCGCTGTCCTTGTAAAAGGCAGTTCCGTGCTTAATGTCTCTATTAATAAAAATTCGCATGCAAGATTGGGCAAACGATTTCGAAAACGAGATTGTGGACATGCAACACACCATGCTGAATTAGGCTGTGTTCTTGGGTTAGATCGAACTACAACTCGCGGAGCAGATCTATATGTTGTGCGAATCGGCAAAGGGGGCGAACTTCGTCTTTCTAAGCCGTGTGAAATGTGTGAAGCGCTTCTACGCCATGTGGGTGTTAGGCGTGTTTTCTATTCTATTAATGAACAACAATTGGGATGTGTGAGGCTATAGAAATATTATGGGTAAAAAAAGAATAAAGCTTAGAGTAGGGGATCTGCTCGTCAAGTATGACAATGGAATTCCAGAACAAGCAATATTACACAAAAAGCAATCTCCTTATTATAGCGAAGAAAAAGAAAGAGACATTCCTGCGATGTGGGAAGTGATTGGATGGGGATACCAATATCACAAGGTTCTTGACAGCTTTCTGAAGCGCCAAATTGAAAGAGAATTAATTGAATATTACCCGGCAAAGAAATGAAACGATTACTTATTATTGATGCTCTTAATATGTACTTTAGAGCATATATTGTCGATCCTAGTTTGTCTACAAACGGGCAACCCATCGGCGGCATGAAGGGGTTTTTGAAAATTCTACAAAAACTTGTGCGCGATACCAAACCAGATGAAATAGTAATTTGCTGGGACGGAGAGGGCGGAAGTCAAAAACGCAAAACGAAGAACAAAGGATATAAGGAAGGCAGAAAGCCCATTCGTTTAAATCGAGATATCCGCAATCTTTCCGCGAACGAAGAGATCGCAAATAAAATTTGGCAACAGACAAGACTGGCAGAATATCTTAACGAACTTCCGATTGTACAGTTAGTGTTACCTGCCGTCGAAGCAGATGATATTATTAGCGTCGTTGCCCAACACCCACTTTACAATGGCTGGCAAAAAGTTATTGTCTCATCAGATAAAGACTTCTTTCAGTTGTGCGATAATGAGACTGTCGTATTCCGACCCATTCAGAAAGAAGTGATAAACCAAAAAGCATTAGTAGAACAATATGGAATTCATCCAAAGAATTTTGCTCTTGCACGCGCAGTTGCAGGCGACAAGTCAGACAACCTTCCAGGCGTCGGCGGTGTCGGGCTCCCCACGGTAAGCAAAAGATTTCCTTTTTTGGGTGAGAATATGTCATTTGGCATTGATAGCCTTGTCATACACGCGGAAGAGAACAAGGGCAAAGTCAAGGCGTATGACAGTGTTATCGAACATCAGGATCTTATCAACGAAAACTATCGTCTCATGCAACTTTATACGCCGTCTCTCAGCGTTCAGGGTAAGAAAAAGATCGATTATGCGCTTGAGAATTTTGAGCCGGAACTCGCCAAAACTAATGTAAAAGCGATGATGATTGAAGATGGGTTTGGAGTGGTGAACTTCACTGATTTGTTTGCAGCAATGAACAAGATAGTTGCTGATTCAAAGTTGTGAAACTATTTATAACATGCAATTATTTAAGCAATGGGTAAACACATTTAAAGAATCGGAAAACATTACACCGTCTCCCGAAATGCTCGTCGCCAACCTTAAAGCATTTCTTTTAGAAGATGTTGATCCAGAATCTGTTGATCTTTCCAGTTTTGAAATGCACGATAGACTTGATCGAGACTTCTGGAACCAGCCAGATGACAATTTAGATCCAGAGATTCAGGCGAAGTTATTGATTATCGCAAATGATTTTTATGACTCCCTCGAAGTAGGTGATGTCCCATATGAGGATGTCACGTTTACGGGCTCTTTGGCAGCATATAATTATTCCCGCTTCTCTGATGTAGATTTACACATTTTACTAGATTTCAGAGACATAGACGATAAGGTTGATCTTGTCCGAGAATATTTTAATGCAATGAAAGCGTTATGGAATCGTCTTCACGATATCAGAATTAAGGGGTTTGAA